ATTGGATTAGATCATGGTCCTGAATGGTATCATGGAAAGATTGCGAATATTTCTCCTAATTTTGAGAAACCGAAGCCCGGTAAGTTGATTTACACCATCGATCCGATCGAGGTTGTCGATCATTTACCAGTGATTGAAAAAGTTGAATTGACTGGAACTCCTAAAGTTGGGGTTGCGACAGAGCCTCTCAAGGTAACCTATCTAGGCAATCCCACCGNANCACCCACACTGACTTATCAGTGGAAGGTTGGAAATAGCCCAGTAAGTACGTTTGTAGATATTGCAGGAGCTACTGGGGCTACTTATACTCCTACTTCCGATGTTGCTGGCAAGTATATCAAGGTTGAAGTAGNGGNAAGTGGTTCGGCAGNCGGAAAAGCATTATCCAATGCTAAGAGAGTTGAACCTGCAGATNAGTAATTGAAAGGAGGGAGAGAGGATGATACAACTCGATCGATTAAAAGTTCAATTGGAAATTAAGGATGATAGTCAAGATCAGCTTTTGTTGGATCTCTTAGAGAGTGCGAAGTATGCCATCCTCTCTCGCCGATATCCTTTTCAAGATTTTCCTGTAGATGAAAATGGAGAACCTGTTTTAGAAAATCGCTATTTAGATCTTCAGGTTCGAATAGCAGCTTATCTGTATAATAAACTAGGAGCAGAGGGTCAAATAAGTCATAGTGAAAATGGGATAACACGTAGCTGGAAGAGTGAGGACATTCCTGAAAGTTTGCTAGATCAGGTTGTTCCTTTTGTTGGTACTCCTTTCAGAATAGGAGGTTCAACATGCGATTATTAAAGCGCAATAAACAACGAATTTATTATGCGTTGTATAAGGATAAGGAACCTATCAGAGATGAATATGGTAACGAAACAGGAGAATATAAACTTATTTATTCCGAACCCGTTTCTTTGGAAGTTAGTGTATCAGCAGCACGAGGGGAAAGTGCAACAGCGCAATTTGGAACTTTGGAAGATTACGATCGAGTGATTATTACCGATGATACAAATTGTCCTATTGACGAATATTCAATTTTATGGGTTGACAATTTGGATATAACTCAGAAGCATGATTACATTGTAAAAAGAGTTGCAAAAAGCTTAAATTTTATTTCTTATGCTGTAAAAAAGGTGAAAGTTAATGACTAAAATCAAGATGAGATTGACAAGTCGGAGCATAGAAGAAGCTATAAGAGAAGTTAAGCAATATAAACAACAATTAGATGAACGAGTAAAAGCTTTAATTCGAGCACTTGTAGATAAAGGTGTAGAAATCGCTAAAGTACAAGTAAGAGAACTTGGAGCAGTTTATACAGGAGAGCTTGAAGCAAGTATTACAGGATTTTTTGATGAGGAAACAGGTGTGGGTATTATAAGAACCGATTGTCCTTATGCGGTATATGTAGAATTTGGAACGGGTGTTGTAGGACAACGAAATCCTCACCCCGAACCTATTGAAGGTTGGGAATACGATATAAATAAACATGGAGATGCGGGCTGGTGGTATTTTAACGAAAGGGATCAGGAATGGCATTGGACCAAAGGAATGAAAAGCCGACCTTTTATGTATAACACTCTTCAAATATTGAAAGCCGAAGCGGAAAAGGGAGGTTTCCGAGTTGATTGATGTCGAAAATGAGGTTTTCAATAGAATAGCAAAAGTTTTGAGGGAAAATTTTCCATCTATTGTAGTGTATGGTGAATATGTGAAATCTCCTGCCAGTTTTCCCGCTGTAATGATTGAAGAAAAGGCTAATTCAGTATATCAAAAGACCCAGGACAGCGGGAATGTAGAGAATCACGCTTCGGTGATGTATGAAGTTAATGTGTACTCAAATAAACAAGCAGGCAAAAAGAGCGAGTGCAAAGCTATTTTCAAAGTTATTGATGATGAGTTTGCAGCTATGGGATTTACTAGGATTTTGAAAGAACCAATTCCAAACTTGGAAGATGCTACGATATATCGAATGGTTGGTAGATACACAGGAATTATATCTACCGATAAAACAATTTATAGGAGGTAATGAGCATGGGTAGAGGGATAAGTACAATGGGAGTAACGCTTAAATGGGGAGAAAACTCGAGTAGTTTGACGAAAAAGATAGATATTAAAAACTTTCCTGATTTGGGCGGTGCTCCAGAAATGCTTGAAACCACCACACTTTCCGATGAAGCTCAAACATTTATTCCAGGGATCCAGTCGATGGATGCTTTAGAGTTTACTGCAAATTATACGAAAGCCGATTATGAAGCAGTTTTGGCAGATGAAGGGAAGGAGCTGTATTACGCTTTGGAGTTTGGTGAAAACGGGTCCGAAGGCGTATTTGAATGGCGAGGACAACATACGGTGCGGGTAACTGGTGCGGAAGTCAATTCGGTCGTAGAAATGGTGATTTCCATAGCTCCTTCGACAAAACCCAAATTGAAAACTGCTTAATTAAAGGAGGACTTAATAAATGGCTAAACAGATAAGATTTGAGTATAAAGGACAAGAATATATTCTTGAGTTTACTAGAAAATCTATTGAGATAATGGAGAGGCAAGGCTTCATNGCNAGTGATATAGTTGANAAACCTATGACCACNTTGCCTGCTTTGTTTGCGGGTGCGTTTTTAGCTCATCATCGCAATGTGAAGAAAGAGTTAATCGATGAAATCTTTTCAAAAATGACCAANAAGGAAGAATTGATAAGAAAGCTGGCCGAGATGTATAACGAACCCATAATGGCCCTGATGGATGAACCCGATCCAAACGATGAGGGAAACGTGAAGTGGGAGGCGAGCTTCTAAAAAACCCCGCCTTCAAGCCTTTATCTTATACCGAGATGTTTTATGAGCACTTTCCTTTTTATCTCAGCATTGGGATGACTTATGATCAATACTGGAATGATGATTGTATGCTTGTAAAGTATTATCGTGAAGCTCACAAGTTGAGAAACGAACGAAAAAACCAAGAGCTGTGGTTACAGGGTTTATATATTTACGAAGCATTGTGTGATGTAGCTCCCGTACTTCATGCTTTTGCTAAATCGGGCACAAAGCCTCGTCCTTATCNCANTAAACCNTTTCCNATCACGATGGAAGAAGTTAAGAGAGATAAGGAGGAGCAGGAAAAACTCAACAGACAAAAAGCGAAGGCTCTATTTGAAGCATGGGCAGCTAGATTGAAACTACCTGAAGAGAAAGGAGTGAGTGCGAATGGCAATAACAATTGATGGATTGCAGTTAGAAATAACCGAAAACTCCGAAAAAGCAGTTGCGGGGCTTGAGGCACTCACTCAATCTTTAGAAAAACTGAAGAAAGTTACTGGTGATTTGGGGAAATCACTGGCTNGTGTTAATTTTGACCAATTTGGTCGGCAAATAAAACAATTATCGTTAGCACTCCAGCCTTTACAAGGCTTTAAATCACAAGCTGGATCTGTTATTTCTTCTTTGCGTTATTTTAAAGACGCAGCGGAGGATATTAATCAGTTTACAGAGTTTGATAAATTTGCTTCTCAAATAAAACTGTTGGCGGAATCCTTACAACCGTTAGCTAATTTCAGCACAAAGCTTGGTGCTACCTTAAATGCTCTTTCTCGATTACCTACGATAAGTGAACAGTTAGAAGCGATTGATTTTGAATCTTTTGCCGGAAAGATAACCACGTTAACCCAAAGTTTGTCTCCTTTGGGCACGATTCAGAGTAAACTAGGTGCCACTCTCAATCAATTAACTCGTTTTAGTCAGGTTACTCAGCAGTTAGATGTGACACTTAAAGAAAGCAATGTTTCTACTAATATTTTGACTTTGGTTAAAGCGCTGGAGCCTTTAACTACTTTGGGGAAATCGCAATTAGGTAGTTTTCTTAATCAATTAAAGAAACTGCCCGAAGTTGTAAATCAATTGGCAACAGTTGATATAGATGCTTTGAGCGAGAAATTGAACAGATTGGCAACGGCTATAAGACCATTAGCCGATGTGATGAACAAGGTGGCAGCAGGATTTAGTGCTTTTCCCGGTAGGATACAGAAATTGATAACGCAAACCGAAAGGTTGACATCGTCCAAT